GCCTGGTTATACATTGGAAATGGCCTAAACTTAGTTTGCTGCGGTCCAAATGCTTTAACCTTTGTCCAGTTGCTAAGCATCGCGCTATCTGCTGGGGCATAACCTCGCGCCTTATCGCGGATGGGTATCATGACCGCTTTAATTTGTTTATTCATCTGGCGATTAAGTTCAGGGTCAAATGAGCGCATGGCCTTAAGCGTTTTTTCTACGCCTGTTATGTTTACTGGCACGCTCCCTCTCCTTTGCTCTATCGTTTAAAACCTGCAGTACCGCATCAAACATCTCGGGCTCTAGGGCTAGGACTTGATCTGGGCTAATCTTTAACTCTATGGCCAGAGATGCCACCAGATAAGTCATAGTTCCAGAGCCTAACCTTTTGGGCGCTCATCCTCCATCTGGGTGACGGATATGATGGTGCTCAAGAAGTCCTCACCAAATGGGGCAATAACCTCTTGCCGCATTAGCGCATTATGAGCCAGCCAGTAGATGTCTGTATTTTTCTCATGCTCGCGCAGTTGTTTATACAGTCCCTGTCCCGCGTATGCCTCGAAAGCAACCTCTACTACTGGCGTAATACTAACGATTGTCTCACCGCTAGCCCTTATAATTTTTAACCTTGCCATGTTAGAGCTGCTTAGAAGCTTCCGCTTGTTGTCTGCACAACTGCAGATGTACAGGTAAAGGTAAGTGATGAGGCCGCATAATCTGCTGGTCCACCAGTGCCAATAGGTGTTAGGTTATTTATTAGAATTGACTGTGTATATAGCGGGTTAGTGGCGCCGACTGCAACTCCCTTAACTGGGATAATTACGGCCGTAACTGATGTGCCATAAGCTGCTTGCAAGGTTGCGCACACTTGGGAAGCGGCCCAGTCATTTAAGAAATCTACCTGAAGTGTGGATGCCTCAAGCCCTTTAGAGAATTGGTGAGCCGCGCTAGACATACTGGTGGTCTCAACTTCATCAAAGGTTTGAGTCAGTGTGATGCTAGTGATGTATACGCTTAAATCAACGGTGGCAATTTTCAGGCCAACATTGTTATCTAAATAAATTGCCATGATTTAGTCCTCATCCTTCTTGGTATTTGGTGTAGTGGTTGGAATTGGCAGACCAAGTTTTTTTAGTACCTCTATATCTGCCGGGGTGATTTGATCTGCCATTTTTAGCTCCATGTCGTTAGTACTGTGATTTGTAAATCGGATGTAAGTAAATCGCCACTGGCCACACTTAAAATACTAGGGGCGCTAAAGCTCGTGACATTATAAACAATTTCGGAGGCAGCCAGTTTATTAAAAACTGCGATCATAGTTTCCTCTATGCCTTGCAGGTTCCCCTGGTTATCAAAGGCTGGCACAGTCATAACGATCTTAAAATGTGCCATAGGCATTAGCGCTATGTTATTTTCATGGCCGTTAGCAGGCACAATGTACGGATCTGCTGGCACTACAAAAACTGAGTTCGCCAAGATAGTGGCTGGAGGAAATGAGAAGGTTTGCCAAACTCCCGCATTTGTTAGCGCGGTTGCGATCGTGGCGCGCAGTGTTGTTAGGGCTACTGACATAGCAACTAGCCCACCATTGCATTTGGTGAGAGATATGGGGCAAGAAGTCCTCTGATCTTGCCTATCATGGAATTGCCCATGCGATAGGGGCTAGGGCTAAATCCATCAATACTGACTCCGCCAGACTGGGAGACTTGCCGGGCCTGCCAAATATCGACTGCCAATATCATGGCAGCCTCGCGCACGCTGGCAGTGCTGGCATATGTAGCGGTCTTAGTATCAGCCCCACTGGCTGAGCCATATGGGAGCACGCGCCTAAAGGCAACATCTGCCGCCGTCTTTGAGTATTGGATAAAACTGAAGCCGTTAGGATATTGGTAAGTATTGTAAGTAAATGCTAGGTAGGGCAAGAAGTTAGTAGCGCTGCCGCTAAATGGGCGGGTTCCTGTAATGGTATGGGAGCCGTTAAAGGTAGCCCCACTGCCGCTAATTGTAACTGTTTGTGTAGCTGTAAAGATGCCAGGATTAGAGAGCATTACAGTTGCCACATTATTAGTTAAAGATACGCCAACAACCGGGGCATCATCAAACCAAAGAAAACTATTTATCTGGTCCTCGGCGGCTTGGCAAACTTCCTCAACTGTGGCATCTGAGTATAAAGATTGGATGCCTAAATTATCGCGCAGCTCTTGCTGGGTGACATATTCGGCGGCCATTTTATACTCCTTTGCTCTTTAGGTTGGTGAGGCCCATAAGGGTAGGCCCCACCAACGATTAAGTACGTGCTTAGGTGAGATTAAAGCGGCGAAGTCCGCCCGCTAATGTCACGATTGGGCAGAAGTAGCCATAGATCATGGCCTCAATTTCCCCGCTTGCTGGGATATTAACTGAGAGCATTAGTTGAGATGACTCAAATAACTCAATGGCGCTAGGCACAATTAAGAAGGCTGACTCATCGATCACAGTGCTTACCATGTTGGCTGATACTGATAGCGGGATGCCTTGCACATTACCAAATAAGGTAGTGGCCAAAGCTGAGCCGCCTGAGTTCATTGGCTGACCTGCGCTAAAGATTGGGCGGCCTGTTGTGTCTAGTGATGATTGCAATAGTGACCACTGGCCAACTCCTGCAGTGTATGCGGCAACTGTCTCACCTGTTGCAAGATATGCAGCAGCTGACTCAGTGCTAATAAATGATGTGATACCTGCAGCAGTTGCCGCAGTTCCTGTAGCTTGAGTTCCGCCTGCAACGATAGCGGCAATAGTGGCCTGCTCTGTTGCCTTGCGATATGAACGGGTCATATTGTCCATAAGAATTGCTGCAAATGAAGGGTCCGACCGATCCTGAAGCTCAACGCTCCAGCGTTGTAACCCAGCCAGTTTAACAACTGTGCCAGATACATAGGCAGAGGTAATTCCTGTTTCAGATGGGCCAGCGCCTTCAGCAGTTGTTGCTACAGTTCCATTAGTCGTAATTTTAGGTATTGAAATTGTCATGCCTGCCGCCGGGATAGCGCGGGTTCCACCGCATGCATCAATGACCGGGCGTTCCCCGATATTTACCTGTACAACATTTGGCATAAATTGGGTTGGGCTAAATGCTGGGTTAGTTGTAAAGCTATCGTCTGCAGCATTAAGTATAAAACCTGTCTTGCTTGCATCGGCGGCAGCGATATAAAGCGCTGACTCACTGGATGGATTTAACTTTGCCTGAATTACATGGTGCAGGTAATCGGCATTTGTTTTAATTGGGCTACGAACACTTTGTGAGTTCATAACGGATGGTCGGATTATTGCTCGGGCTGCTTCTACTGATTGCGCAGCCGTTGCCTCAACTGGTGTTTCTGTGGGTTCTGGGGCTGTAGTCACAGCTTCCTCGCTCTCGGTCTCGGTTTCTATTGTGTGTATTACGGTATGTACTGTTTTTGTAGATGTCATAGCTTCTAACTGCGCTACTGCTTCCGCTTGCGCGGCAATTTTTTGGACTGCAGCAGATGTAAAGGCCGCGGTTTCAACCAGGCTAACCTCACGCAATTTGGCTGCAGTCACTAGCAGGTAATCATCAACTGGCTTAGATGCGATAACTTCCACACCTACGGATAAGCCATCCATGAGTTGTTCCTGCGCTAATAAAATTGCGTCGTTGCCTCTAGTGGACTCACTGATCTTAAAACTTGCATAGAGTCCTTCATTATTTGATTGCATACTCATCATGCGCCCAACTGGCTTAGATGAGTCGTGAGACATCAACAATTTAACTTTGTTGGTATCTGCAGCGCTAATACTGCCTGGGCTAAATACGACTTTCCCCGCAGAGGTATTTCCTATCTCACCATAGGGCGCGATCATGCCCGAGATCACTCTGCGCTCGCTGCCATCTACTGCTTCAATACGCCCGCTAAATGTTAGTAACATTACTCTCCCCATTTGGTGATAGTTGCTCCATTGATTGTGCCTGTTCTGTTGTAATAAGTTCTAGCGCGAGAAGCTTCTCAATTACCATAAGCCGCGCCATTGTGTCTGCGCGTAAGAAACTCTCATCTACTGCAAATTTAACAACATTACCCCGCGCAGTAATATCATCCATGCTTAGCCGGTCCTCTACTGCGCAGATGTAGGGCTGAAGTGTGTAAGCCATAAATTCTTTACGACCATCTAAGATATTTTGATATGTCATAGAGTTATTCATATCCGCACTCACCATATGCGCTGGGCAATTCATGAGCCTGCTCAATTCCGTTGATAAATATTGTGATGCATCTGTGTACAACATGTCCTTTGGTGAGAACCCGATAGGTTGTAATTCTAATGTGCTAGTGAAGTAGGCAGTGCTGCGATTTTGTCGCGCTGATTTGTAAGCTGCTAATATCCCTTGCACTTGCGCCTCTGGTAAGTCTGCGCCATTGTTTTTAATAATTGATGTCGGCATAGGAGTACCTGCTGCAACACACGCGGCCTTTTGTACATCTAGCGCCGCTTGAATTGTGCGGCCACCAGTTTGTAATACTCCAGGTAATAAAGATTGAAATGTAATTAGAGAGCCAATACCTGACATAGGCACGCGTTCGCCATCTACCTGGTAATAATCTACCTCTGTACCTAGCTGATTAGTTTTAACAACTACGCGATCATTATTTATAAATTCAAAGCCTGAAGGCCGTCCATCATCTGCGTATAATGAATTAACACGCCAATAAGCAACTGAGTTAAAGATCAGCGCATCAATGGTAAAAGCAATAGTTACACTGCGCGGCTGCCTAATATCTGGCTGATTAAGCCATACTGGATTTTCTAATTCAGCTCCTGTAGATTTTGAATATAGCTGTAAATCTATTCCGCTAATTACGCCAGCAATTAAATTGCGGCATCGTGAAACTGTTGGCACTTGCAGCGCAGTTAATCGGTCTATGCTTGACTGGCCAAATGTAAATAAATTGCTACCAAAGCGGCCATCCATAACGGCCGGGGCATACTGAGCCTCTACTGCAGCGTTAGGCTTTAGGCCCAGAAATGTTAGTAATCCCATGCTGCTATCTTAGGCAGTTTTATAACATTTTGTTATAAACACGCCATAGGCCTAGATGTAGACTTTTGCCTCAGCTACAGGCTTAGTTAGGTGCAGCACGATCATGGCCATACCAATCGGCGAAGTAACGCTGCCGCTAGAGCGCTTCCTAATTATGCGCCAGGCTGAGTCGTTAGATTTGGCCGCGACATTGTTCATTGACTCATCAAGTGCTGGCTGGCCCGCATGGACTACGCGGCGATTATCTATCGCATCTTTAAAGGTTGAGCACGCAGTATAAAACACGCTGCCCGATACATCCTCAACCATGAGGCCAGAATTGCGCAGCCTATCTGCTATTGCTTGGGTGGTGTACTTGTCATAGAGGATAAGTCTCGGCAGCCATTTGTCGGCGATCTCCTTTATATCTCCCGCGATTTTTAACTCATCAACTGCAATAAGTGACTCCCATGTTTTAACTAGGGCAAGGCCAATACGCCCATCTGGCAGAATTGAGCCAGCCACTAATGAGGCCGATCTGCGCGTGTGTGGGTCTACATCAAAGGCAAACATAGTGTGCATGCCCGGGGCCATAATTAAATCGGCATCCGCTAAATCTTCCCAACTGCCAGGAGTCCATGGTGAAGTTAATCCAGTTGAGACCCACTGGCATAAGCTCTCAGTACGGGCTGCCAGTATTGTGGATGTAGCAATAGTTTCCTCTATTGCAGCTTCACTAATTAGCAAGCCCAGACTTGGATTAGCTAAAGCCCAGGCTTTGCGATCCCAGATATCGCAATGCTCTGGGGCGCTATATTCATAAAAGCCTAGAGATGCTGGAGGCTTAGCCATAGAGCGCTCGCGCATATGATTTAAGACTAGGCTCTCAGCCGTTCCAGCGTTAGATGTGTAAAATCGTTGGGAGTTCATGCGGGTTAGCGTTGTCGATTTACTGGCATCCATAGCCGCCTCGCTTACCTCGCGCAGCTCATCTATCCAAAGTACATCAGCTGTTAATCCGCGAGCTGAGTCAGAGTTGGCCGCCACGATTTCAACTTGAGCCCCTGACTCTAGGACTAAACGCTCTCCGCCAGTAATTCGTTTCCATGCCTTTTCAATATTGCCGCCTTTAACCTGGGCTAATAGAAATGGATTTCTGGCAATAATGTCCACCATAATTTCTAGCGATAAAATAGACATCTTGCGCTGTGATGACATCATCAAGATATTGCGCTCACCAAATACAAAGAGCCCAGCCAGTACACGCATCCTTAACATATGAGACTTGCCGGACTGTCTAGCGCAGCAGAATAGCGATGACTTCTTTATAAACATCCCATCATCATCTATAGCGCACATGTCATCTAAAATAAGTCTCTGCCAGGGTAGTAAAGGTTGGCCAATCTGCTCAGCTAGTAAAGCAATTTCTCCGCCTCTAGTTTTACCGTTAATCCAGGGTGTGTGGAGTCGTGGGTATACAGCCCCCACCAGCGGAGTTTCTTTTACCGCATGTATAGGTGACATCACTTCTTAAGTCCGCCAGTCATGGGGCCATTGTGGACTGTTTCAGTCATGGTCTGGGGAAAAATAAGCGTCAC